ATCCCTGAACCGCTCCTGGCCTGCGCCGACTGCCACCCGCTTGAAGTGGTAGCCACCGCCGAGAGCCTTGCGTAACAGCTTGCAGCTGCGGTTGACGATCAGCCCAGGCTTGCCGTTGATCAGGCGCTGCATCGGGGCGGCCGCCGCTTCCCGGCGCACCTTGAAGTCGTTGGAAGCAGTCGGTTGAGCTCGCAGCCCCAGGGTTCTCAGGAACTCGAAGCTGGTGACCTCATAGATGGCATCCCGCGCCATACCTGCCGGGTCGCCCCAGAGCATGACCTGGTGGTTGGGATAGCGCTGGTTGAGCTCGGCTAACAGCTGCATCCCAAACCTCTCGAGACCCATGTCGAAGGTGACGATCTCATGGTGGATCAACCAGCGGCCATTCGGCAGGCGCTGGCCGATGGTGGCTGCAGGCGTCAGACCAAAGTCGAGACCTACCTGGATCGGCACCGTCGGGTCGACCTCGGTGTCGCCGGACATGGTCGAGTCTTCGTACTCCGGCCAGACCGGTCGACCTTCTTGGACATAGGTGTACAGCCCGCCGGCATAGCAGCGAATCCAGTCGAGGTTCTTGCCCAGCAGCATCTGCGGGTAGTAGCCACCGGGCAGGTTGTTGATGTTCTCGGCCTGCGGGTTGACCTTCCACCACTTGCCGGCAGAGAAGACGTGGTCATTGGCCTCGGGGTTGTCGGGCAGGTGGTCAGCGTCGACCTCCATGACGCCACCAGGTTGCTTCCAAAACCGCCAGGCATACGGGCCGGTCATCTTCTCCTTCTCGGCCATGTTGTGCCACCAGTGGTCGTCATCCATCGGGTTGGTGTCCATCCAGATGCCGTGCCAGGTCGCACCACCATCGCGCTTGGTCGGGTAGCGACCAACCCGGTGGGTCAGGCCATCGATCACTGCCTTGGGCAGTTCTCGGGCTTCGTTGACCCAAGCACCGGTCAACTCAAGCGAGAGCAGTTTCCGCACATCTTTTGGCTGGTCTAGCGCCAAGAAAATGACTTCCATATCGATGCCGGTGGCATCCCCGCGGGCAGGCAGTCGGATGTGATGCGTGATCGGCGGCGTCCACAGCATCGGGCCAAACGTGGCTTCAGGGAACAGATCCAGCCAGGTCTTGATCGTCGTGGTCTTCAGCATGGGGTAGCTGTTTCGCACCACCGCAAAGCGGGTGTACCGGATGTTGTCGATCGGCGAAGGCTTCTGCTTGATGGCTTTCAGGAAGATCTTGGCCGCGCAGGCGTATGACTTGCCCGAGCCCACCGGCCCCATCAGACCCTGCACAAAGGCGTTGCTCTGGATAAAGTCGTAGATCACCGGGCTCTGTGAGAAGTCCAGGTTCAGGCCTGCGCCTGAGATCGCTTTGTCCGACTGTTCTTTCGTTCTTGCCACGTTTCCTCCAAAGACTCATTGCTCGCCAGATGGCGGTGCCACCACGTTCACATCGATCACACTCGGTTTGTCATTCTCATCCGGGTTGTCCAACAACCCAGACGCCTTGGCCAGCAGACGCAGCACGCCCACCTTGTCGTACAGCTCGATGTCCAAAAAGCTGTTGCCTTCCTTGTCCGTCCTGACCGAGACCTTCTTAATCGCCTGCAAAGCAGTTTCAGGGATCTGGTGCGCAGCCTTCACCTTCACGTTGCCCGACTCATCCCAGGTCATGATGTCCGTGATCTTGGTATTGGCCATGCACAGCAAGGCATAGGACACCGCCTCACGGTTTTGGATCAGCGTGTTTGAGCGCTCCAACCGACGCTGTATCGAGCGAGTACCACCCCAGTTGGTCAAGGGTGGCACCACGTTGGAATGTTTCTTGGTAGCCATCAGAACGGAATGTCTTCGTCCATGCTTGGCTGCGGCTGGTAGCCATTCGCCTTCGCCTGGTTGTGCGCAGACGGCTCACCACCAGCAACCATGTTGCCGATCTTGATCGCCAACCAGGTCTCACCCGCCTTAGTCTTCTTCGGGCTCGCGTCCAACCAATGCACCGACCCATCCGGCAACATGATCCGACCCCGGTACGCCGGGTGCCAGTCCTCCGTCTTCTTGTCGTTCTTGAAAGCAGAGCCTTGTCCAGGTCTCATCTCATACGCCATACCAACCTCCATGAAAAAGTAGGGAAAATTTTTGTTAGATCCCCGCATCGCCACCGTGTGGGGGAGGGGGGAAAGGGTGCCTTTCTGACAACACACATGCCAAGCTGACAACCAGATGCGTTTGCAGAACCGCAGGCCTCGAGCTCCGGTCGGATGCAGACACGTCGCGCACCCCCCCTGCCTGCCGGACACGTCCAACACGCAGACGAACGTATGGGTTTTGTACAGAATCGATTACAGCCCTTCTGAGCCGTTTTTCCTGTCCACCCATGTCTGCCTATTACCTGACCCATGATCGCGCCTTGTAGGTGCCTTAGAATGCGTTTAAACGCCATACCGCGCAGCCACCTGATCCGCTTGCAGCGACATCAGGTCATCTGCCAGCACCGCGCCATCGGTCGGCAGCGCCAGGCCTTCGGATGCGTAGCGTTCTGACAACTGATCTATCAGCATTTCAATTTCAGCAACTGTTGCGTGTTCGGCAACCACCTCAACAATCTCCTGGTTGACTAGAACATTAAAACCTTTTCTTAACAATATCTTTAAAACCTTATCTATACCTATGTTCTTTAGGTTATGGTCAACCCCTTGGTTGTCAGTATGGTTGTCAGTGTGCGACTTATCCACAGCTTTTGGTTGACTATGTGACGGCTTTGCATTGACAACCTCTAGGTTGTCTATGTGACCGCTTCCTGATGCCTTTTTGGCAGCGATTTGCTTCTTCATCTTTGCCACAGTGATGGTGTCTCCTTTAGCCATTTGATAACTCCTTGCTGGTGGTTGGACGGGTTTAATGACGCTGTTGATCATGTCCTGAATGCGTTTCAAGCCTTCAGGGTCTGGCGTCAGTTCTTGCTCTTCCTTCATGTCTGCTTCCTTCAGCTGTGGTGATCGGTTGTCCTCATGCCGGCTGGTGACTGCCAGTGCTGTGGCCGTGTCGATTGACTCATCGAACACGACGCGGATAGTGTCCGAGCGCTGGCCTTTGAACCCGCGCTTGACCACCTCGATGTAGCCGGCAGCCTTCAGCTTGACAAACTGTTTGCTGATCGCCTGCTTGGTCACGCCCATGTCAGCTGCCAGCCGGTTCTGACTAACCCAGGTGATGCCTGCGCGGTTGGTGTAGCTGCAGAGAATCGCCAATACCCTGATGCTGGCATCGGTCAGGTTGGCATCCCTGATCGCCTTAATCGGAACGACACATACCTTGCGCTGATCCGGTGCCGGCTCCTTCTCGCGGATTTTGGGCTTCTTGGGCAACGTAAACTGCACGACGTTGTCAGGCACGGCGCTCATGCCACCCTTTCCAGCAGGCTGGCTTGAAGCGGTGCCTGCTGCCAATGCGGTCGGCATTGAATCGAATCCCACTGATCAGCCATCTGCTTCACCGGCACGCCGCGGTTGTGGTTGCGGGCAATGTCGGTGCTGTCCACGCTAGCAAACGGATAGCCAAACCTGGTCGTCGCCATGCCTCGCAGCATGTGCAACCAGGTCGGCACTCGGCCTGTCTTGCAGATCACGTTCATGGCCTCGGTCATGCGCCGGTGCCAGCTGCTTGAGCCGACCACCGCATACTGAGCTGATGATCCGATGCAGACCCGCTGCCAGCTGTCGCAAAGCCGCTGCAGCCGGTCGATCGACTCATGCATGTGCCAGACCGGCGCACCACGCTGGCCATGCGGCCATTGATGGAGCAGGGCGTCGTTGCCTGCCTCGTCGCCCACAATCACGTCAGGGATGACTGCCCAGCTGGTCGGATAGTCCAGCCACTGCTCGCACCAGGCATAGAAACCAGCCCAGTCTGTCTCTTTGCCCGAGCGCCATGCCGAGAATGCACCGTTGTCCAGCATCACGCCTTGGCCATGCTTATGGCACCACTCCACGTCATCAGGCCGGTAGTGCGACACGCAAAAGAAACGGCCTGCCAGCTGCTGCAGGACAGTCCTGGGCGTGATCGGCGTGCCGTGGTAGTGGATCGTCATATCTCGCCCCTGACGGTCTCCACGTCCACGCCGTGATGGTGAGCTCGCAGAAACTGCCGCGTGTTCGGGAACTGATTGGCCAGGTGGTCGGCCATCTTCTCGTGGAACTCGCACTGCCAGAGCTCGCAGGCGATGACGATTTTCTCGACGTAGATCATCTGCTCCGACTGGATCTCAAGCTCGTAGAAAACCTGCTTGTTGTTGTTCGGGCAGCGCACCGCAAACTTGTGTCGATAAGTGTTCATTCCCAGCCTCCCTCATCACCAGCAATCAACGCGACCCAAATCCCCATGGCTGCAAGCCCTAGTAAGCCGCCGATGGTCATCAGCAGCACGCCAAAGAGTGCGACCGCCATCACGGCCACCGCAGGTGTCCGACCAGCTTCCTGACATGCTGGTCAGGCGTCAGACGCCCCGTCTGGTTCCTGTACGGGCTCTCTGAGCGCTTCTCAATGCACGGCTTGCAGATCCACCTGGCAGTGCCTTTGCCGCGCTTGTAGACGCCACCTTCGAGCTCCCTGGTGCATTGGCAGCTGGTGCAGAACTTGGTATTCATAGCAGCCCCTTGATGCGCTTGATCTCCCAGCCTGTTGCGTCATGGATCTGCAGGATGCGCTCGGCAGACACCGGCATACCAGAGCGCATCTTCGACAGCGAGCTCGGCGGCACGCCCAGGTACCGCGCCAGAGCCACGTCGTTCTTGAGATTGAACTTGCGCTTCAATGTGTCCAACAGCTTGTGTGTTTTCATTTTTTGTATCTCCTTACCATCTCGTTTCGCAGCTTTGTTCTTGCCTCGGTGCCGCGCTGCTGTTCGACACCGTTTAGGTAATCCAGCTTGGTGATCCTGGGCTTCCTCGCCTTGTCCGGCAGCTTCAAAGCCCAGCGCACCTCGCACTCAAAGCGCCAGGCTTCGCTGTAGGTGCAGAGCGCCACGCCGTCGACCATCACAGTCGTTGCCGGCGGGTGAGGGCGCTCGCAGTGCGGACACGTCACTTGATCCTGCGAACCTTGGCCGCAGCGGCTTCCTTTTGCTCGCGCAGCATTCGACGAAACTTCTTCTTCAGATCTGTCTTTTCTGCAGACGTGTATTTCCATTCGGCATTCCAGACAGAGGGTGTGTCGTCAGTGACGACCTTCTTTGCGCGGCGCTTCTTCTCAGGCATGACCGGCATCAGTAAGCTGTTTTGATTCATCGACTTTCCCTTTCACACTTTCCAAAGACACACACCTTTCCCAAAACGATCAGTCCGCGGCACGTTGCGCATCTGCACCTGACCCTTGGCCTTCATCTTTCTCAGCACGCTGTAAAGCGCCTCTTTGTTGGTCTCGATGTCGGCCTCGCAGACATGCTCAAACAGCTGCTGAGTCGACAGCTCGCCAACGTCGCGCAAGGTCTCGATCACTAGCTTGCGCAGGTCAGTGCGCACCGGCTTCGCAGCCTTGCCGTTCAGACCCATGTTGATGACCAGCCTG